ATGGTGATTCTTATGGACGAGGTTATGTAGAGGACTATGCTGCGGATTTCTCTAAGTTATCTGATTTATCTCGTGAGCTTATGGCTTATGAAATGGAGTCACTACGTTTAATCCATATGGTTAATCCTCAAGGTGGTGTGGATATTGACAGTGCTAGTAATGCGCCTAATGGTGAGTTCGTGCATGGTGATCCTAATATGATTCAACCATATGAGGGTGGTTCATTCCAGAAGATTCAGGTAATTAAAACTGATCTCAATGACATTGAGCAACGTCTTAACGTAGCATTCATGTATATGGGTAATCAGCGTGACGGTGAGCGTATCACAGCATATGAGATTCGTCAGAATGCTGAGGAAGCTGAGCAAGTCTTAGGTGGTGTGTACTCACAATTAGCTGAGTCTATGCATTTACCATTAGCATATTTATTACTGTATGAAGTGCGTAAGGACATCATCTTAGCTATTGATGCTGCGGATATTAGATTAAATATCTTAACTGGTATTCAAGCTCTATCACGTAGTACAGAGAATCAAGGTTTAGTTATTGCTGCTTCTGAGATCAATACCATTGCACCAGTGGTTGCTCAGTTCATGGGTAAACGTTTCAATATGGATAAGATCGTAGATAAGATTTTATTATCCAATGGTGTGAACGTAGAGGAAATCACGTACACCGAACAAGAATTAGCTACACAAGCACGGCTAGAGAATGAGGCTATGAATGCCCAAGCTGCTGCTATGCAAAATCAAATGCAGTTAGGTCAGCAAGTACAGACACAAGATCGTGCTGTTGAGGCTCTAACCTCTGCTCAACAAATGTGAGGTATATTAAATGACAACTGATGTAGATAATCAACAACAAGGTAACGGTGTACCTGCGGTACAACCACAGCAACAACCTACACCTACCCCAATAGTTGAAGAACGTATCGTCTATAAAGATACACCCAATTACACAGGTAACTCTACGTTAGAGACATCTATCAATATTTTCACTTCTAGTGCAGGTATCCAAGCAGATCGTTTCGGTAATGCACTTGCTAAAGCAGTGGAGTATAACGATGCAGGTCTGATTAATTATGACGCATTGACAGCAGGTTTAAAACCAGAGCAAGCGCAGCAAGCACGTGCTTTAGCTGATGCTGCTTTCAAAGAGCAGTCGGCTGCTTTCCAGAACCATGTTACTACTCAAACTAATGAGGTCTACAAGTTAGCAGGTAGTGAGGAATCTTGGAAAGAGGCAGCACAAGCATTTAATCAAAATGCACCTGCACACATTAAGTCTATCGTTAATCAAATGCTGCAAGGTGGCGATATGGTTAATGCTGCTAAGTTTGTATTAGAACAGGTACAAGGGAGTGGTCTAGTGAATTATGGTACACCACCAATGCAAGGCGGTGCAGGTTCAGGTAACGAGGCTCAAGGTGGCTTATCTAAACGTGCATACTTTGATGAATTAAATAAATTAAATCGTAAAGCAGGTAATGGGTCATGGGATGCTAAAACATCTATTGGTCAAGAATTAATTGCATTACAGAAACGTCGTCAATTAGGTGCGAAGCAGGGTCTTTGATCCACTTCGCTATGCAAATTATTAATAACCTTTAAGGAGATTTATCATGGCTCAAGGTGACATTTATGTTCCGAATAACGCCCGTCCACATTGGGGCGGTGCGTTATCCGATCAAGATCAGCATTTAGAACTATACACAGGTATCGTAGATTCTGAGTTCTTATATACTCAAATCTTTACAGCATTCTCTGCTCAGCGTAGCACAGAGTCTCGTACCAATACAATCCGTTTAGACCGTCTCAATAAGTCTAAAGTCTTAGGTCGTAAGTCTGGCGAGGCTATCGAGTCTCAACGTGTGACTTCTGACAAATTAAATATTATCGTAGAAGTGTTACTGTACATCCGTAACCCTATTGATGATATTGATGCATGGACTGCACCTGACTTCGTAGTAGAGATGGGTCGTAACAACGGTTCAGAGTTCGCACTTACGTTTGACGAAGCACACATCATCACTTTACAGAAAGCACGTGATTTCGTACCACCTGCTGCTGTAGCGGATACTTTCCATGAGGGTATCGAGGTTGGTGTTACGTTAAAGCAAACTATTACGTCTGTAGCTGACCAAGAGGCTAACGCTTCTGCATTGGTAGTTGCACATGGTAAAGTAGTTGAGACTTTAATCAAGCGTCGTGTACCTTTAATGGATATGGTGACTATCGTTACCCCAGAGGTATTCACTGAGCTAGTCAACCATCCTAAACTAATCAATAAAGATTATGTAGCGGATAATGGTGACTTTGCAGGTCGTCGTGTAGTTAAAGTAAACGGTATTGACATCGTTGAATCTACTGCATTCCCTCAAGCTGCTACAGGTGTTGGTGAACATCACCCATTAAGTACTACTGGTAACAACAATGCATTTGACGTTACAGCAGAGGACTTAAAAGGTGAAATGATTGTGTTCTCTAAAGCATTGTCACTTGTGACTGTAAATGCTAAAGAGTTCCACTCAGATTTCTGGGAAGATAAACACAACAAAGCGCATGTACTTGACTGCATGGCTATGTACACTGTGGATACTCGTCGTCCAGATACCGTTGGTGTAGTTCTAGTAACTCGTACTGATACCCCATAATAATAACTAGCCTCCTTAACGGGAGGCTTTGTCGTTTAAGGAGATTTAAACATGGCTCGTATTCATCCAGAAATTGTGTCACCTGCATTATCAGGTAAGGTGTTAGAGATTGGTGTTGGTGCATTTCCAGACACACCTGCTAACTCAGAAGTGGCTGATTTAAAAGCACAGGTAGCATTACTTACTCAGTTGATTGCAGCACAGAATGCTAATGCTGCCCCTGTAGCTACTAAAAATAAAGCACCTGCTAAGGAGGCTTAATGGCTAGTATAGGTAATGTGTCTTATGACACCTACCTAAGAGTTACTGCTAATACTGTTCAAACACAGTTACAAGACTTGGAGGCTAACCTTACTAATAGGTTGGCTTCTCAAGGTGCAGTTATCCATGAGGATGGTGTTAATACAGATTGTAATAGTTTAACTAATGGTAGGCACGTCGTATACAGTGATGGTGCAAATGCTACTACACCTGCACTAGCAGGTTTGTACGTTATCGAACAGGAATATATCAGCACTGAGGAGGGTGCGTCTGATGCTATAAGTCAAATTGCATGGCGTTATAGTACAGGTAAAATATGGACTAGATTATACAGAAACTCTGCATGGTCAGTCTGGAATGCAG